GGCGGCACTCAGAGTGGTGGTACGGCCAAGACTCTTACTGGCGCAGGCCAGGATAGTCAAGGTCGTTACCGCTACGCCTTCCCGGAGCATACAGCTCTGTCCCAGCGACTTATGGTCGTTGGCACGAAGGTCCAGCCCGTCACGAAGGATTCCCTCGGGGCTCAAGAAGCCACGGTGGATTTCATTTTGACGGAGTCGGCAGCAGCGGAAGGTTGTTGTGGCACCACCTCTGGTGGTGTCTATGTCAACCTGAAGCTGCGGTGGTCCCTGAATCAGCCGTCGACTCTCGTCGACACTGCGATCGACTACCTTCAGGGAGCCGCTTTTGCGGCTTCCCTGGAGGATGCGATCAAGAAGGGACTGATCACGTTCAGCTAACCGAATGTGACTGATTAGCTCAACCTGTACCAACTAGGAGTTGCTTTTCGTGTCCAAAAACCGCTTACAAAAGCAGGTCGCGATCCGAGTAGGTCTAGTAGACTTTGCTCGGTTGTTCAAAGACCGTTTACCGCTTGAGGAGCAGCACCACTATCAAGTGTTCATGTCCCATCTGGGACGCGACAACTTGGTTGCTGCGGCTCTTTTGGCGGACGAACGGACCGACCCACAGTTGTGGGTCGACGCTAGCCCATCTACCTATGCGAATATACGACAAGCTTATCTCTTCCCTTCAAAGATCACCGAAAAGGGTGACTCGGAATCGAAAGAGAGGGCCTGGCGTAAGTTCAAAAAGGCAGAGCATCGGTGTAAAATCACTAATAGGCGTTTTCGCCTGTATAGTGTTTTTCCTGATAGAATCCGGAGAGCTTCGGGAGGTGTTGTCGGATTTTACGATATTTGTGAAATTCGTCGACACATTTCGAGGCTGCTTGGAGACTTCTGGGCCGGGTATACTTCAATACTACCCGAAATAGCGTTTGGACCTGGGATGAGCTTGAGCTCCCGGGACGTTAACCACACGTCCCCGCCTTTTAAACTTTCTGACGAGGTCACTGTGACCAAATCAGCTCTCCCGATCTGGCGAGACCACCTTCGGGGTATCCTTTGGGATCCCTGGGTTGGCATCGTAAAATCGGGTGACAGGTTTAAGACGGTTGAGAGAGTGCGAGTTGTCCCTGGTTGCCGGATTACATTCGTTCCAAAAACGAGTGTGATCCAGCGCACCATAGCGATCGAGCCTTCAGCCAATATCTCCATGCAGTTAGCAGTTCATCGCTATCTGTTGAAGAGGTGTCGGAAGAGGGGACTCGATCTCACTGACCAGTCGAGGAATCGTCAGATGGCGTACGAAGCCAGTAAAACC